CGTTACTTGGGAATTTGATGGAGAAATAAGAAATCCATCAACTGTGGCTTGGAATGAAACAGTTACAGTCAGTAGTGCTTCATTGACTGAGGTGGTTACCTTTGTGGTTAGTGAACAAATACCTGATGTTTCTATTATGGAATTTTTAAACGGATTGTTTAAAATGTTTAATTTAGTTGCTTATGTGAATGATTCAAATACTATTGTTGTAAGACCATTAGAAGCATCTTCTGGGATAAATTATAGTTATTATACATCTGCAGATATAAATGGAGAAGATGCTCCTGTTAGTTATGATATTTCATCATATGTAGATGTTAGCAAAGGAGATGTGGATATTGCTTTACCGTACAAAGAAATTTTTTATCAATATGAGGGTGTGGGTTCATTTTTAGCTAAACAACATAATCAATTATTTGGATTGGATTGGGGTGGACTTAAATATATAGGAGGTACAGAAACAGATGGAAGTGGAGGTATAAACTACAATGCCTCTACGGAGGTTTATAATGTAAAAATACCTTTTGAACATTTTAAATATGAACGCATTTTAGATGCTTATAATAGCGATTCAACTACTATTCAATGGGGTTATTCTGTAAACGAAAATCAACAGGCATATATTGGTAAACCTTTAATTTTTTATGCGATAAAACAAGTAGGTGGAACTACTTTTAATTTCGTTGTAGATTCAAGTACACACAACCCACAATTTGACTATTGGATTCCTTCAAATAGCCTTTATCTAAACCCTGCCACAGGCACACAAAATCTAAATTTTAATTTAGAAATAAACGAGTACACGTCAAGTACTGCTTTTACAGGGACTTTATTTGGAAACTATCACAGCGAATATATAGTAGATGTTTTTAATGAATCAAGAAGAATAACTAAAGTAACTGCTTATTTACCTTTAAGGATATTATATAAATTTAAACTAAATGATACTTTTGTGATAAACACACAAAGTTATCTAATAAACTCTATAACCACTAATTTACAAGATGGTAAAAGTGAAATGGAATTACTAAATAAAGTACAATGATAAAAAGTATAATAGACTTATTGCAAACAGCAAAAGGAGAAACAGAAAATATAAGAATTGCACAAGGAAAGAATGCACTGCCTTTATCAATTAAAAATGGTTATAAATTATTTAAACAGGATTTAAAATGGCGCTAGAAAAGACAGTTGTATTAAAAGTTAATGCTAAAGATGCTGAAAAGAATTTAGATGAACTAAATGAGCAACTTGAAATACAGAAAAAGGTATTAATAGAATTACAAAAGGAGTTAATTGCCGTTGAGCAATTACAGAGAAGTACGTCCGTAACAAATCTTTCTGCTCAAAAAAAATTAGCTGAACAGGCAACAATTTTAAAAAATGAAATTAAAGGTGAAACATTAGGGTTAAAAGAATTAAATATAGAACAAAGAAGTGCTACTGCGGTTATAAATGATTTATCTAAATCACAAGCAAATTCTAGCAAAGTAATTCAAGGACTTGATAAATTTACAGGAGGTTATGCCACTAAGTTAAAATCTGTCTACAATGGGTTTATTGAAAGTGTAAAAGGAATAAAGTTATTTAATGCAGGCTTAAGTGGTATGAAAAAAGCACTTATTGCGACTGGTGTAGGTGCTTTAGTTGTAGCTTTAGGAACTATCATAGCTTATTGGGATGATATCAAGGGATTTGTGAACGGTGTAAGTTCTGAACAATCAAATCTATTAGATTTAACCAATAAGACCTTAGTAACTCAGCAAGAACAATTAGCTACAACTGGTGCTATGGAAAATACTTTGAAGGTTCAAGGTAAGTCAGAAAAAGAAATTAGAGATATTAAAAGACAACAAACAGATGAAGTAATTGCATCTACCGAACTTTTATTAACACAGCAAAAATCATTAAAGAAATCACAAGTAGAAGCCGCAGAAAGAAATCAAAAGATTACCGCAGGTATTATTGGATTCTTGACACTACCTGTTACAGTATTATTAGGAGCAGTTGATGCATTGACTTATGGTCTTGCTAAGATTGGTGTAATTGAGAAATCAACTAACTTAGCTAAAAATTTTGTAATGGGTACTGCATCTTTATTATTTGACCCTGAAGATGCAAAAACAGAAGGTGATGCACTTTTAAAAGAAACTAAAAACCAATTAATAAAATTAAAAAATACAAGGGATGGGTATAAAGTTCAGGATAAAAAAGAAAAATTAGAATCATCTGAAAAAGAAAAAGAAAAAGCAATTAAAGCTGAGAAATTAAAGGTAGAAGCACTTGAAAGGATCCGAAAAGGTTTAATAGATACAGAAGCAGAAGAACGTGCAGAAAGGTTAAGACTTATTGAAGAAGACTACAAAGAGCAAATAAAACTAGCTGAAAAATATTATGCTGACAGTGCTGAAAAAGTAAAAGAATTAGAAGCTGCAAAAACAGCAGCTAGAAATAAACAAAAAGAAGCTGATGAATTAAAAGATAAAGCTATTGCGGATGAAAAAGCATTAAAAGCTTCAGAAGACGCAGCTTTAAAGTTAGAATTAGACAAAGAAGAAAGTATTTTAAGTTTTGATGAGCAAAGGCAATTAATACAAGATAGAGAAGATGTATTAAAAGAAGATAAATCTATAAACGACAAGGACAGATTAAAACTTTTAAAACAATTTGGTGCAGCTAAAATTGAAATTGATAAAATAGAGGAAGCTGCACAAAAAGAAAGGGTATTAAATACGGCTGATGCCTTAAATAATTTAAGTGCTGTTGTGGGTCAAAATACAGTAGCAGGAAAGGGAATGTCAATCGCAGCAGCAACTATAAACACTTATCAAGGAGTAACGGATGCTTTGGCGGCAAAAACAATTACACCTTTTGATACAGCTTTAAAGTTTGTTAATGCCGCAGCTATACTAGGAACAGGGTTAAGAACAGTACAAAAGATAGCTTCTGTAAAAATACCTGCTACATCAGGAGGTGGTGGTATGGGTGGTGCACGTATGCCAAGTGGTGGTATTAATGCTCCACAAGCACCATCGTTTAATGTAGTGGGCTCAAGTGATACAAACCAATTAGCAGACGCTATTGGAGGTCAAGCTAAACAGCCAATAAAAGCGTATGTTGTTTCAAATGATATAACAACAGCGCAAAGTTTGGATAGAAATATAGTTAAAGGATCATCTATATAAAAGGTACAGGTTATACCTAAAAAGGTACAGATGAATGTACAAACAAGATACAAACACAAAATTTAATTTTAAAAACGTTATATATATATGAAAATTATAGAATTGATTTTAGATGAAGAACAAGAAGAAAGTGGAATTGACGCTATTTCAATAGTGGAAAGTCCTGCGATAGAATCTGACTTCATTGCTTTAAATTCAGCAGAAATAAAACTTGCTGAGATAAACAAAGAAAAAAAAATATTAATGGGTGCTTTATTAATACCTAATAAACCTATTTACAGAAATGGCGCAGAAGGAGAATACTATATATTTTTCTCAAAAGATACAGTAGTAAAAGCATCACAAATGTATTTAAAAAATGGGTATCAAAATAACTCAACTTTAGAACACGAGAAAGCATTGTCAGGTTTAACTTTAGTTGAATCTTGGATAGTTGAAGATGAGATACAAGATAAATCAAGAAAATACGGTTTAAATGTACCGGTAGGCACTTGGATGGGAAGCGTTAAAGTAAACAATGATGAGGTGTGGAAAGAGTATGTTTTATCAGGAAAGGTAAAAGGATTTTCAATTGAAGGGTACTTTGCAGATAAAATGGAAAAACCAAAAGATGAAGTTGTAGCTGAAGAGATTTTAAACAAAATCAAAAGCATATTAACTAATGATAAATAAAAACAAAACATTTATACCAAGTGTTACAAGTCCTAAAGGTAGTTCACGTGCTTGTTTATGTTGGGATACAAATACCTATTCAATTAAATGCTGCGATGGCTCTATGGGTGCACAAGGGATAGGTGTAATAACAAGAACGTAACACGAACGTAAAACGAAAATGCAAATTTAAAAATTAAAAACGTTATATATATATGAAAACAATTGAAATGCTAAATCAAATTAAAACACTTTTAAGTATTAAAGTGAAACTTGAAGAAGCAAAATTAGAAAATGGCACAATAATTAGTGCTGATTCTTTTGAAAAAGGTAATGAAATCTTTATAGTCACCGATGACAAAAAAGTAGCTATGCCTGTTGGCGAATACATATTAGAAGATGGAAGGTTATTAGTTGTTTATGAAGAAGGAATGATTGATGAGGTTAAAGATGCTGGAGGTGAAGTACCTTCTGATGAAGAAGCGTCAGAGGATGTAACTTCAGACCTTGAGGGAGAAGCTGATATTGTTAATTGGAAAGCGTTGGAAGAAAGAATCCAAAACCTTGAAGATGCTATTGCTTCTATAAAAGACAAAAAATTAGAAGAAGATGTTGAAGAAGATGTTGAAGAAGATTTATCTGAAGACATTAAAGAAAATGTTAAAGAAGATTTATCTAAAGAAGATTTATCTAAACAAAATCTTTCAGTAAAACCAATTAAACACAGTCCTGAATCAGGAAGTCAACAAACCAAAAAAATAGAATTTGCAAGGGGTAAATTTTCTACACCGTTGGAAAGAGTTTTAAACAGATTAAATAAATAAAATAAAAAAATGAATAAATTAAGAAACGTAAATCTTGCAACGACTACCTCTATAACTACAACCTATGCAGGTGAGTTTGCGGGTGAGTACATTGCAGCAGCATTATTAAGTGCATCTACTATCAACGATGGTGGTGTATCTGTAAAAGCGAACATTGCTTTTAAGGAAGTAATTAAAAAACTAGCAACTAATGCATTAGTAACAGCAGCTTCTTGTGATTTTGATCCTACATCAACTATTACTTTAACCGAAAGAGTTATACAACCAGTTGAATTAATGGTAAATCTACAATTATGCAAGTATGATTTTGTAAATGATTGGGAAAGCCAATCAATGGGATTCGGATTAGGACAGGTTTTGCCACCTAAATTTTCTGATTTCTTAATTGCTCACGTAGCAGCAGAAGTTGCACAAAATACGGAGTTCAATATCTGGCAAGGTGATACAGGGGCAGGTTCAAACAATTCTTTTGATGGCTTTGAAAAACTAATTGCAGCAGCAGCAACAGCTTCAGAAATACCAGCAGGGCAACAAGTAACAGGGACTACTTTGTCTGCATCTAACATAATTGTAGAATTATCTAAAGTGGTGGATGCAATTCCATCTTCACTATATGGTAAGGAAGATTTATTTATTTATGTAGGTTCAGCAGCAGCTAAATTCTACGTCCAAGCGTTAGGTGGATTTGCGGCTTCAGGATTAGGCGCAAATGGTGTTGCTAATATGGGAACACAATGGTGGAACAACGGAAGTTTATCTGTAAATGGAGTTAAAATATTTGTGGCTCCAGGAATGTCAGCAGACAAAATGTATGCGGCTCAAAAAAGCAACTTATACTTTGGGTGTGGATTGTTAAATTCAACGCAAGAAGTAAAGGTTTTGGATATGGCAGATTTAGATGCAAGTAACAATGTTCGAGTTGTTATGAGGTTTACAAGTGCAGTACAATTCGGAATTGCTTCTGATATTGTGGAATACGCAGCTTAAAATTAATTAATCAATAGAAATGGGTAGGTAGGTTTTATCTACTTACCCATTTTTTTTAAAAAAAATAATAAAAATATGGCTTGTATATTAACCACAGGGAGAAAAGTACCTTGTAAAAGTGCCTTTGGAGGAATTAAGAAAGTTTTATTTGCAGACTTCGGAACGATTGCTAGCATAGCAGTTGATGGGACAACGAAAGAAGCAACTATTACTAATGGTACTCCAGCACCATCTTGGTTCGAGTACGATGTGAAAGGAAATTCATCCCTAGAAACTACTGTAACGAGTAGCCGAGAGAATGGAACAACTTTTTACACACAAACATTAAATCTAACATTAACTTATTTAGACGCTAAAACACAAGCTGAGTTACAGATACTTGCAGTATCTCGTCCTTATGCAGTTGTAGTTGACTATTACGGAAATAGCTTCCTTTGTGGACTTGAAAACGGAATGGAATTAACTGGAGGAACAGTTGTTACAGGAGCAGCAGCAGGTGATTTAAGTGGCTTTACTTTAACATTTGAAGGAATGGAAGAAACAGCACCTTATTTCTTAGACGCAGCTGTTACAGCTAGTGCAACTCAGATTGAGCCTACTGTATAAATTAAATATAGTTTAAAAATTGAGCATCCTTATTAGGGTGCTTTTTTTTTGATTAAATACAAATAACAAAATTTTAAACGTTATATATGTGATGATATTACTAAACACGTCTTCAACAGCACA